CGCAAAGGTTTTTAAAGTTATCTTCTGAATTCATCTTAGAAAGGCATATCTTCTTCTCCACTCGTCATTTTGTGTGGAGACTTATTACTCTGATTAGTGAAAAAATATCCATCTATATTATGAAAATATCTACCGTTGTATTCTTTTGAATAAACATTACAAAGTACTGATACTTCCATACCTATTTCTAGTTTGTTCATTTGTTGTAATTTATCACCAAAGGCACTTACACAGACTTCATTGTTAAACTCCCCACCTGTATCAATTACGATAGATTGCTTCTTCCATTCTTTACCTGCTTTAGATACTCCTGTTTCTAATTCAAGTTTCTTTACTAGTTTTCCTGTTACTTCCATTTTTATTTATTTATTTAATTATTACTCTTTTTAAAGTCTTCTGCTTCATCTTCTCCAAATACTCCTAATTCGTAGAACCCTGTTAGCTTGAGTACAGCTCGGCTCATAGCACGTTTTTCAGCCATCTCCATAGTGTACCAAGTGTTAGTGTTTCCGTCTTTAAACCCTGCCCCTTTCAAAGCTGAACCAAAAGTTTGGATTGCCTTACCTTCTTTTCTTGCGTTTGCTTTTACTACGCAAAAATCTTTTTCACATTTAATTACATCATAGTCTATGTTGATGTTTTCCAAAGCCTGTATCTTATCAATACCGCTTCTTGTCAAGATGATATAGTGCTGATGTTTAAAGACATCATCTTTGGTTAGATTGTACTTAATGTACTTTTCTTTTAGTGCTTCTGTTTTCATTATCTTATTCTTAATATTAATGCTTTTCTACCCTTTTGGTTATAAAGCTTGTTGTAGTGTTTTATTTTATCTATTACCTTCTGATTGTCTTCATCTGTTATATTCAAGATGTTATTCCAATATGAACCTTTAGGCTCAACTTTGTAGTTGTAACATTCATCAAGCATAAGTCCATTCTTCTTACTGTATTCAACTGATGCTAAATCTATCTGTTCCTTAGTTCCATAAATCCTTATAGACCTTTCGTTCCCTTTTACATCATTATTCAAAATGAATAGGTTGTAATCCCAAGTGGCTTCATTTGTGTAGCCGTCTCCCTTATAAAAGAAGTCTTGACAAATTAAGTTCAATGTATTGTATTCTAAGTATTCTGCGTCTCGTATAGTCATCTTAATAGTTTTGAATGTAAATTAATGTAGCTAAGATTGAAGCTCCTACTATTGCTAATTGAGCAACTACATCTAACATCTTATTTCTTCTTTTTGCTCTCTCTTTAGTTAGATTTATCTCATTATAATTTTGTTCTTTGTTTTTAATAAAAAAGTTTGTCTTTTCTTTTTCATTTAAGAAGTAAGTAGCTCCTGTGTTTTTGCTTACGATTTTGTAGTTCATTTCTTGATTATTTAATTAATTTAATTTTGACAAGGCAAAGATATAAAAAAAAATAGATACTAACATAATTATTATCAAAGTTATTAACAATTTAAGTGTTAAGAGTGTTTTTACTAGATAAGCAACTTTAAGTGCTGTCTAGTATATTACCATTAAAAAGATGTGAAAGTGCCTAAAACGGCTAAAGGGGGTTATAAATTTAGCAATAAAATCACTAAGATTATAAGCATATACATTAAAAATATGTTGGTTGATTGGCTTTCTTCCATTAGAAATAATGTACAAGTCTTGCTATTTGCCCTGATTTTTTGGAATGTATAAATCCTTCTACTGCTTTTTGTACTCCACAAAAGCCTTTTCTATTGTGCCAACTATCAGTTCCGCTTGGTGAACGCATATACTCAACTGTTACACCTATAAAGTCTTTAGCGTCTAACCATTTGTACTTCACTTTATGGTGTATGTGGTGAAGATACCAATATCTGTATTTAGTTTCCGCCCATTCTTGCGGTTTTTCGTTTGCCATTAACATAGGAAGCTTATCCATTTTAGCACCGTCTCCGTGTTCAAGCCCTATAAGATTAGAACCGTACTTATAATATTTCCTATGCGATACAGATATATCAAAAGTTACATCTTTAGTATTTCTGAACCACGACTTTAATGAGTGTGCTAAATGAAATCCGCTTTGATAATCGTGATTAGACATTGAGTGTACTACATCAACAGGAGCCACTTCTCTTAAAATCTCAACACATTTAACATATAGTTTTAAAGCTACTTCAAAGTGTTGCCACCATTTTCCGTCTGCGTCTTGTGGAGTTCCTGCTGTAGTTGTATTATATACATTGTCAATATGTAGCACGTCATTACCTACGCAAAATAAAACCCTATCTATACTAAACCCCTGAGCTTTACTTATAAGTCCTGTAACGCCTTCTAAAACTCTATTGTAAGCTATCTCAGTATTATAGTCGTCTCCTGTTTCTAAAGCTACTCCTAGTTTACCAATATGAATGTCAGCAGGGTTTATGACTAATAGGTGTTCACCTTTAACTCTTTTAATTGTTGGGTATTTTGGAGAGTAGTCTTCTATTAGACTTTGTATGTCTTCAAGTAGTTCTACCTTATCTGTTCCGTATTGTTCTTTGGTAACTATTGAAAAGCGTAACTCCCCTGACATACTTTGCCAATGTTTAACGCTTACAATATCCTTTTTATTTATTCCCCTATCTTTAAGGTGAATATCTAAAGCAGTATTGCCGTTAATGTTCTGTAAGTCCTTCCCCCTGCTTTCATTGATTAACTCAACTTCTTCAGGGGAAAGTCTTATTCTTGTTCCTGCCAAAATTTACTTTTTAATATCAGCAATTCCTTGACCTAATACAAGTGCTGAAATACTTAGTAATATTCCTTTTACTTCTTCTGCGTTCAATCCAAATTTTTCGCTTAATACAGTTGTTAAAATTCCAACTACTGTGTACCAAAATTTACGACTACTAAACATATTCATTAAAATTCCGTTTACGTACTTTTCTAAAAACTTTTTCATAACTATTTATTTTTGATTATTAAATTAATATTTTCTCCGCCCAAATATATAATTTCTTGCATAACTAAATCCATAGCTAGGCGAGAGTTTTCAACAATGTCTTGTTCACGACCTTTTCCTACTAGAATACAGCCGCTTGTATCTTTAGCTGTGTTACCCCTATGAAATAAGATATAATCCCTATTAGGAACGTCCTGAACTAATAAGTGTAAGTAATCCCTTGTAGCACTTTCTCTTGGGTATCTAAGTCTTACTTTGTATTGACCTTTAGGAATACAGCTTATACTTCTTTGATTGTCTATCCAAGGATTTTCTAAGGTATCACAAAAACTTTCACCATTAATAAACAATCTACCAATAGTTGATTTTTCTGTAAACGTATCTCTTATGATTAAAAGATTAACGACCTTGACCTCTGTAGGCTTTTTTAAAACCGTTCTGTCCTTTACTTGCATTTTTGGAGTGTATTCCCTTTCGTTTCTTTTTAACGCTCTTAAAAGAGCTTGTAACAACTTTACGAGCCATCTAGTTATTTTTATCAAATTGAATGAATTTATATATAGTATATGCTATTGAAAGTATTAGTGCAATAAAACTTAGTATTTCATTTGCACTTGCTAGAGTAAACCCAATAGCTGAAAAATTAGCTAACCCTACTTGTAGAGTATCTTTTACTTCTGTCATTTTGTTTAGTTTTTTTATCTAAGTAGGATTTTAACTTAGTAACGTTTTTAGTTTTCGGTTTATAGTGTCTTTTCATTATGAGTAATCAGAAGCGTTTAAAAAGTTTCTCAATGTAAGTTTAGTTCCCTGTCTCATTGGTCTTTCAAGGTTCATCGAGTTATAGTATGCATTTTGGTCTGCTGAAATGTCTGCTCCTGAGTTCGTGTTGTATTCAGGAAAAAGAGTTATGTTGTTAGTTACATAAGCAATTAGACGTTCTGTGTAATACTCAGATGTGTTCCTGATTTCTTCTCTAAGGTGTTGAGCTTCTTCCGTACTAAGACTATTTCCCGTTTCACTTGTTTTGCTATAAATATTTCCGTTCTCTATCTTAAATCTTAAAAAAGGGATTGCGTGATAAAAAGCCCAATTCGGTAGCATATCACCAATGTAGTCATCAACTAAAGTTTTGTAAGCTTCATTCCCTACATTACCTATTGTTCCTGCTGTAATTAAACTTTCTAACTTTTGATACAAGTCAGTTCCGAGTTTAGGTTCAACATAAAGTTTTTGTGCCTGTAATACATAAGGCAATAGTAAGTCGGTACTTAAATTTAAGTTAATTGCAGTGCTTGATTTAAGCTTGCTTTCTGATATGAATAATACGTATGACATTGTTTATCTAGGTTTTAAAAATCCGTTGTTCTTCATTTTCTTAGGTGGTGTTGCTACCAACTTATCGTTCTTCTTAGCAGTAAAGCCTTCAGACCTTGCTTTAGTGTAGCCAATCATATCAGCGTCTTCTATTTTAGTTGTCTTACTTTCTCCTATTACAGTCTTAAATATTCTTCTGCTCCAAAAGTGATGACAATTACCTCCTCCTTTGTAAAGCCAAATTGAGTAAGTATCTGAATTTCCTTTAGGACCCCAACCTTTATTAACTTCCTTAGAACCCATATTAATTATATCTTCCTTTCTGTAAAGCTTTTTAGCTGCTGTCATTTTCTTGCAGAAATCTCTTTTTTCTCCTGTCTTACTAGTCAAAAAGTTATCTTGTGAATATACATAACGAACTCTAAAGTAATCAAAAGACTTTTTAGATAGTCCGTCTTGCTCTGACTTACGACTTGGAATAGCTCTACCTGTTGAAGCTAGTTCTAACTTCTCATTCATTAATTCGTTTAATACTTCTTCATAGTTAAAGTCTTGATGTTCTCCATCTACTACTTCTTCTTCTATTAATTCCCATTCTTCAGGAATGTCTTCTCCAAACTCCTGAATGAATTTATCTAGCTCTGTTGCTTCAGTATGTCCTTCACAAGCCATATAGACTTTCTTACCTTCTAGTTCGTGTTCGTGATACCCTTCGCACCCTAAAGACTTTGCACTTTCTAAGGCTTCATCTATTGTGTCAAATACAGGTTTTCCGTCTATCATTCCAACTTTAGCAAATTCTTCTTTAAAGTCTTCTCTTACTTCTACATCAGCTAAAGGTTTTAATCCAACTTCTTCTCTTATTTCATCTTCAGTCATTACTCCTTTTAAGTCCTCAGAAGTAAATTCTACTGTAATAGGTTTTAATTGTACAAACTGAACAGGTAAGTCCATATTGTTTACTGAGAATATAGTCTGTAAAGTATTTAAGATATGTAATTGAAACGGCTTTACAACTGTATTAAGATAAAAGTTCCCTGCTGCATTAAGTTCATCTACATTAGAACCTAAACCTGTATCAGATTTAATACCCATAAGCATAGGAGACGTTACACGGTGTCCTGTAAGTATGTTTTGAACTAATAGCTCTTGTAGTGCTAAGTATTGCTTATCTGCGTCAGAAACGCTTATAGGAGTTATTTCAGGTGTTCTAGTCTTATCATCTGAGAACGTTAAAATAAACTTCCCTGAGTTTGAAGCTCCTGTAAATTTCTCTACTAAACTTTGTTCTATCTGTCTTCTTTCCTCTTGCGTAGGAATACCATTAGCAAAAGAAACAAAATAGCTCCCACTAAATCCATTTTCTATATTGTTTAAATGAAACTCTGCTACCTTTTGGTCTACTAAGCACCAATTATTAGCCGCTAAATAGTCAGGTGTATGATAGCAATCCATATTAGGACTGTAAGCACCTGTATAAAGTAACTGACTTCCTGAAGTTCTATCGTTAACATTAAAAGCATTAATAGGGTATGGTTTATTTGTCCTAGTGTTTGCCCAATCAGCACTTATATAGTAACAGTCTACCTTACCCATTGCATTTGGTCTTCCTGCCCTTACACGCTCTACAGGTACGTGATACACCTCTGCTATTTCTGTTCTTTCTCTATTCCATACAATATGCAAAGCGTATGCTCCTTGAAGTTTAAAATCAAAAGCTACTTTCTTTATTACTTGGTGTAAACTTTCATTAGAATTAGCGTGTCTTAAAAACTTCTTAAGCTTTACGTAATTTTCTAAATTAGTATCATCTTCTTCACATACTAAGTCTTCTCCTGCTATCATTTCAGCTGTAGCATTAATAATTGCAGCGTGTGTACTAGAATTGTAATATAAGTCAATTAAGAACTGTGGGTAAAGGTTTCTCCAATCTTCTGTTCCGTATTCTATGTAGTCCCTTCCTCTTACTTCTTGTACTATTGGAGCTGTTGATGTTTCTAAGTTTATACTAAGTATTTTATCCATTTTATTCTATTATTAATTCATCAGGGTCTACATCTGTACCTTCTGCGTTCTTTTCATAACCTAAGAACGAATGTACACAATTTACAGGAAATAACTCGTGTATTCCAAAGTCAAATTCTTCTGTAGTC